TTTTGTGACGGCGTTCTTCGTATGTAGCAGTAGCGGAAGACGCAAGAGCAACACCAGACTTGCCGAGTTTTTCGTAGCGCTCAATATCTGCTGACTCGTCATCATTAATGTCCTCAATCTGGTCATTAAGATTATTAATTAACGCCGTTAGTGCTCGTTTCCATCTGTCGCGATTTTGAGCCATTGATAGGTATTCTTGCTGGCTGAGGGTTGATTTGTTTTTAACATCTTCAGCAACAATGCGTGCAAATGTGTCGTCGTTCATGCTAATTCCAATATGTGCAGATTGACTTTTTGAAAATACACCAGTCGCATAATTTTGTTGGGATAGTTTCCCATTCATTGTTTCCATATGATTTTTCTATTTCCTCACGTACTTGTACAACGGTATCTACCGCTGCTTGGATTTCTGATGGCTTTGGGGTGTTGGTTAAACGAACTCCATCTTTTAGATACAGGAGTTCGAGCTCGTATCCGTCAAAGTTGTAATCACGAGCTAATGCAGCAGCATAAAGTGTCAGCTGAAAAAATTTACCAGCAGAAAACCGTGGATTTGGCGTTTTCCCAGTTTTGTAATCTGTAATTTTTGCAATGCCGTCTTCTTCATTCCATCTGTCAATAAAGCCCTTAATACGAACCCCTTCAAGGTCTGTATTGAGTTCGTGCTCTACGCCAGACGGAGTGATTGTTGTTGGGTCTTCAAGCTGAAAAAGGTTTTCTACACACCACCAGGACATCCATCGGAATTCATTTAGGCTTAGCGTGCCGAGGTATGGTTTTACTTTTTCTTCCCATTCTCCGGAAACCCAAAGCTCACGACATATTTCTTTTGCAAGGGTCAACTTGCGTTCTTCAAGAGGAAACTCTTTGTACATCGTTTCAAGAACTTCATGGACAAAGTTACCCATAAGGGTTTGCATTGTAGGAGGTTCTGATATTTTGTCAATACGTGAAAACTTAAATTTCAATGGGCATTGCTGAAATGTTGAAATTGACGACGCGGATAGATACTCAGGAAGGGGTCCTTGCTCATTCAGAGTCGACAATTGTTGCTCCCAAATAAATAGCTGCAGCCTGGGTGTGCAAAAACTCTGCCTCTTCCAAGGTTACTGTTGACTTTTTGGGCACCTCTGCGCCGTCACTATATTCAGACCAGTCTTCGCGCAACTGTTTCTTTTGTTGCTCGTCAAACTTTTTTGTAAACGACATGAACGCATCCCAAATTTCAGCAATTTCTGGGTTTACGGTTTGCGCTACTGGCTGGGGAGTTACTGTTTCAGCACTGCTTTCTGCATACATTGCTTCTTCGCTACGCGCAAGATACAGACCAACACCCATTGTCTGTGCTGCTTTTTTAAGAGCGTCAGAAACAGCACCCTTCATTTCATCGCCAAGGTCAACGATGTCGCCAGCTTTTGTACGCTTAATCTTTTGGCCACCAATGCCGTCACGTGTTACGTAACCAAATGGAGCTTCTGCGTACCAAGTCATGCGAACGTGGGCAACAATGTAGTCAGGGTCAAGAGCGTCACGACCGCACGAAATAATTTCAAACGACCAGCTATTCACGCCGATTACTTTGTTGAGGCGGGTAATCACCTCACTGACAGGGATATAGGTGAGCGATGCTCCGCCTTTGCGCAGTTCGCGTTCCATTTCTGGGGGGAACGGCTCTGAGAGCATGCTGTATGTATTGGTTGAATTATCTTTTTCCATTGTATTTACTTAGCCTTTCGTATAACGATATTTGTTTTAGCTTCTGAAGTTTCGCAGAATCGGTCAGCATTGATTCCTATTTTTGCAAGTTCTTTAACACGCCAGTATGAAGGGGCGCAATAGTCGAGCAGTTTGACAATCATCTCCTGCTGCGTCATTGACACTTCGCCTGTTTCCATATCGACAGCCATGTCAGACAAGCGAGATGCAATGTTCTTGGCAAGCTCTACGTGTTGCCACGTCTTGCGGTCAGCTCCTGTTTTCTTTTCAACCTTCACTCCACTTGTAGTGACTATTTCTGGCATGTTTCCCATTGCATCAATTAGCAACTTGCAACATACGTCGTACACCAAAGTAAGGTCGTTTTTAAAAGCATGCAGCTGAGTGATGCATGAAGCAAGCTCTTCTGCGTTAACAGAACTAGACAAACTATGAAAAGATTCGTCTGCGTTCATTAGAGCCTTATTTAGCTCGTCGATGATGTTATTCCAGGAGTCGATTGTCGACCCTGTATCCCCTTCAATTGTCATATATCTCCTAGATAGTTAGGTACTGTTAGATGAGTATAGCGGTGGGTCTGCGTTGTGGCAACCCCAAACCTGCAAGATGTGTAAATGCTCCAACAGCGGAGTCCACCTGGTCGTCGTGGTCACACGCTTCTGGAAAACCGGAAGCTTCGTCCAACCAGTCTGTAAGCCATGAACCACGAACCAGCCTCACGTTACCATTAGCAACCGAGGCCGCAAAAGGTCTTGCTCTAGTTACTTTATCGCCAGTTGAACGAATTCCCATAAAATCATAACCAGGCAAAACGTATCGTGCGTACTGGTCAACTAGCGCCTTACCCGAAGAGCCTGGTTCTTGCTCCATTCTAATTGCAACGGTGTGCCCATCCTCGACTGCTGTCTGATGAACAAATTGTTCCACTTTTTCGTTTTTAACCCGAGCTTTTCTAACATCTAAAATGTACGCAATACCTTGGTCAAACAACATCAGTGTCCCAACTGTCCAGTCAGGATTCGGATTTGAATGGTTTGGTTCTGTTGCGGCAAGGTCCCAGAACCTAACAGCCCTAGCTGCAGATGTGACATTGGGCACTTCATGCGGGTCGACAATTACAAAACTTTCTCTATCAAACATTGTTCCTAGAGATGTGGCCCACCAGTCACCCATTTCTAAGCGCCTGCGCTCAATGGGGTCCAGGGCAGAAAGTGCTTGCCGGTATGACTCAGCGTCAATACCAGGGTTATCTGTAAGCATTGATGGGACAAATATACGGCCAGACTCAAGACCTTCTATGATGAAACGCTGGCGAACCCAGTTGGGGGCCGGGTTGGATGCAGCGCGCATTCTTAGGGGGACTTTAGATAGTTCGCCAGTAGCGGGTCGACGAAGACGAGAGAAAAGGTACCTATAGTCAGACTCTCTAATTTCTGTTACTTCGTCCATCCCAATGAACTGAAATTCAGAACCCTTGTATCTCAGGTAGTCGTTGGTGTTATTTAGATACCCAAACGATATTCTGGCACCAGACGGAAACGTAGCTACATAGCTATTAGCGTTCCAGTGGATATCGTCATAATTGGATATCCAGCTTTTAAATCTGTCCATAAGGGCTCCGGGAAGGGACAGGTCGGCATATGTGCGCCTAAACAATATTGCAGAATATCCCGGAACATCAACGTATTGCAGTGCAGCCATAAGCAAAGCAGAGCTCTTACCGCCGCCTGCAGCGCCACCAAATAGCCCTTCCATAGCGTACGAGCGCAAAAATACCTTCTGAGTAAATGACGGTTCTTCCGGGCAATAGCCCGCCGTTTTAGGCTCAAGATATTGCAATACTTCATTCCAATTGGTCATGTTTGTCCTGTCCGAGGGTAATTTCCTACTAGTATTGAATCATCAGGTTCAAATGGAGTATAAATGAAATTTAAGCTGCCTAGGATTGGTAGAACAGTAGCTGCCAATATACTGATGGGTTCGTTTATAATTATGACCTCAGTTGGTGCGTTTTGTATCGATGTTTCCGTGGGTTTCATTACCCTTGGCGTAACATCTGGGTTAATGGGTTTCATCCTAGGAATGGAATAGTCGAATTATATGGCTTGGAATGCAGGCACTAACAAGGCGGAAAACGCTGGACAGCAGAAATCAATACTGACGCCGGGCGCGCCTATTGCGTTTAATACCGGCATGGCTGGAAAGCCATACAGAGATTCCTGGGATATTGAGCGGGCCTATAGAGAGGGCATGGCCAAGGTCACTTGGGTAAACCGCTGTATCGACGCTATTGCTGGAAACCAAGCAAGGCTCCCAGTCATGCTTAGGAAAGATAATTCACCAGACGGTAAAATTATCACCAACAATAAAGAAAATAAAATACTTGACATTTTGAATACAAAGTCAAATATGGGAGAAAACTCGTTTGTATTTAGATACAGGCTTTCTTCTCAGCTCCTTTTGTCTTCTAGAGGGGCTTTTATAGAAAAGATTAGGGGTCGCGATGGTTCCATTGTTGCCCTTCAGCTTCTGCCGCCACAGCACACAGCGCCAATTCCAGACCCAAAAAGGTTTGTTTCTGGGTTTGAAGTCGACATGCGGAATGGAACTAAAGTCTATTTAAAACCAGAAGATGTTATCTGGATTAGAAAACCACACCCGCTAGACCCTTACCTATCTCTGACGCCTTTAGAGTCTGCTGGAGTAGCCATTGAAATTGAAAACCTTTCAAAGCTCTATAACCGAAACTTTCTTTTAAATGACGGCAGGCCGGGCGGCATGATTGTCGTTAGGGGGGAAATCGACGACGACGACAAAGAGGAACTTAGGTCTAGGTTTAGAGGCAACATAAACAGGGCTGGTTCCATAACTGTTGTTTCTTCTGATGAGGGCGTTGATTACGTTGATACCGGCGCAAGCCCAAGAGACGCAAACTACATCCAAATGCGTCAAATAACCAAGGAAGAAATACTTGCTTCTTTTGGTGTTCCAGAATCGGTCATAGGAAACGCTTCCGGCCGTACTTTTTCCAACGCCGGCGAAGAGCATAGAGTCTTCTGGAATGAAACTTTGCTCCCTCATTTGGAGCTAATCGCCAGAGGACTTGACGAACTTGACGATGAGCACTACATAGACTTTGATACCTCGGACGTCCCAATCCTTATTCTTTATAAGCAGGAGCGAGAAAGATACCTCCTTGATGAATTCCAAAACGGACTCATCAGTGGTAACGAATACCGCGCCCAAACAGGCAGGAATAAAATTGACTCCGACCTAATGCAAGCAATGCTTGCCAACCCGAACCTCACCCCAATTGGCTATACGGACAAGAAGTTTGACTCCCAGGAGCAAGCAGCTCAGATGGCGGCACAGCAGGGTGGTGGAATGCCTGGTGGAATGCCTGGTGTTGCTGCTGCAGGAATGATGCCGGCCCCAGGGCCAGAACAACAAGCAGAAATGCCTGCCCAGATACTCAGCCTGCAAGAGCCAGGTGCCGCCGGTGCCCCTCCAGGAGGCATGACAGAGGCTTTAGCGGCAGAACAGGCAGCATCAGCCAATATGGCTATGCAGCCGTCTCCAAGCGCGCTCTCAGCGTTCAATCCCAGCCAAATGATGTCTAAGTCTCTGTCTCAGGACGCTGAAGGATACGAATGGGACATAAAGGCTGACGAAAGTACTGATAGCTGGACAGAAATTCTGGACAGAAATCTAGAAAGATTCATAGAACGCCAGCAGCGTGTAGTTATGGAAAAAGCTGGCGGTGCCAAGGCTAGGAAATCAATAGAAACGGGTTCTCTTGATGTAGAGAGCATCTTCGACATATCTGTCTGGAACAAGCAAATTGAAGAAGATTTGCGTCCTGTTTTTTCTGGGATACTGAAAGACGCATCGCAATTAGTGAACGAGCAGACTTCCATGCCAATAGAAATGGACGAAGAGGAAGTAAAACAGTACCTCGACGCTCAGGTTGAAAGAGTTATAAAAACAAACTCAACAACAAAAGAGGAAGTTGCATCTGCAATATTGATTGCTACAGCTTTGTCAAACGACGAAGACAGGGTTGGCATGCTTAAGGCGGCATTGGCGGCTATTTTTATTAACCTGCTTTCCAAGCGCAAGCGCTCAATTGCGGAACACGAAGGTCAGACTGCATATAACGCAGGTTTGTACTTTGGAGCAAAACAAGCCGGAGCTGCCAGTAAAACATGGGTTACACGAAAAGATTCAAACGTACGCGGCGAGCATAAGCTCCTAGAGAGCAAGACAGTCAGTCTGACAGACGGCTTTTCCGTTGGTGAAAGTTTCTTACGTTTTCCAGGAGACCCAGAAGCACCACCACATCTCACAATGAACTGCAGATGCAAGCTTCGTTTTAGGATTGAATAAAGCTACTTTTATTAAACGTTTAATGAAAGTACCTGCGCCATAATTAGCGCATTGCGTATTATCATTAGAATAGCTCTCCCCGAAAGGTAAACACGTGTCTAGCAACGTCTCCGACTTTACTGTAACTCAATACAAGGCAAACCCAGGCCAAGTAAACGTCAACGAAGCACAGGGCATTGTTGAGTGTTTTGTTGCTGCGTTGGGCAACAAAGACAGCGTTGGTGATATTTGTTTACCAGGTTGCTTTAATTCCTCTCTAAAAAGAAGAAAACCTCGTGTTGTATGGGGACATAACTGGAACGAACCAATCGGCAAAGTTTTAGAGATTTATGAGGTTGGGCCAAATGACCCAAGGCTTCCAGCAAAAATGAGGGCCAAAAATGTTGGCGGTCTATTTGCAAAAGTACAGTTTAACCTTATGTCGGAAAAAGGAAGAGAAGCTTTTAGTAATGTCGCTTTCTTTGGGGAAGAACAAGAATGGTCAATCGGCTACAAGACCCTCGACGCAGTTTTTGACACAACACAACAGGCCAACCTCCTTAAAGAGGTTGAACTTTACGAAGTGTCCCCAGTTCTGCATGGAGCAAATCAACTAACTGCAACTCTCTCGATTAAAGCCGATGATGCGGAGTCTGACGGAGGAATGCACCAAAAGTTTCACGCGGGCACCCTGTATGCGCCAACGGAAACAGCACAAAACCCTGTCACTGGAAGAATGGGGGCTTTGGCTCGTCATATAAATATGCACTTCGGCGGAGAAGTGGTAATCAGAAGCGCCGAAGAAAACATAGTCATCTTTGACCTAACAAGAGACGGAACGACAGAAACCCTCCGCTCTAGCTATCACTCCCCCAACGGTGTCGATTTTATGTTTGGCTCTGCTCAGGCTGTTCGTGCAGAAGTCGTATATATGCCCGTTAATGGTTCTGCCGGAACCCGAGTTGCCGGCAGTGAGGATGAAGGACATGGCGGATGTGGTTGTGGCGGAGCTTGCGGAGGAGCAAAATCTGACTGTGGTTGCGGTGGAGAATGTGGCGGCTGTGGTGTTAAAGACGCATTTCCGTCATGGGATGACTTTAAATCAGGCAATCCAGGAACTCATCTATTTGTAAAAACAGCGGATGCAAACCTATACGAAGCGGCATTAACCGTTGCTGAGTACCATGGTTTTGGGGTTGAACTATTGAGCGACGGATTTGCCGTACCAAATATTGACTGGTATGGCTCTGATGCTTCCAATGCGCTAATAGTTGCATGTGACTCAATTAGCGAAAAAGCAGCAAGGCCAGGTCGTGTTGCTCGTGGTGCTGCCGTCACACCCAGGCGGGGAGTATCGCTAAAGCCAGCAAGCTATGACGGCGACAATGATGGATTTAGGACCGGCCCTACAGGGTTGGACAATATTCCTTACGTTGCCAACCCATTCGGCGGAACATCTCTTGAGCCAAGGATGATGCCTACTAGAGAAGAGCCTAAAGAAGTTCCTCGTGAAATACCTCAACAAGAACCAATCAGGCAGCCAAAACGCACTCCTCGCAAGAACCCACAAGAAATACCTCAGAAGGAGCCGGTCAAAGAGCCAGTAAAAGAACCGGTAAAAGAGCCTGTCAAGGAACCACAAAGAGAACCACAGAAACCCCCTACGAAGGTTCCAGAAAAGGAACCACAAAGAGAGCCGGCGCGTCCTACTCCTGCTCCTGCTCCTGCTCCTACTCCGGTACCAAGTGAGCCAACCAGAACACCAACGCCGAATGTTCCAGACCCTCCTGGACGTAAGCCAAAAGAAAAACCTAAACGAAGAGAACAGCCTCAGCCAATTCTTCCCGGAAGAACAAAACCAGGCGTTGAGCCAGGTAAAAAACCAGACCCAAGAAAAAAGCCAGGACCTCGCATTCCAATTGAGCCAAGGCCTGCGCCTGCTCCAAGGCCGCCAGTAGAGCCGCCAAAGAAGCCAAAGAAAGAACCAAAGCCAGGAAGAAAACGTCCTGTTCCGTTTGTTCCTGACCCAACAAAGCCAATTAAGCCAGACGTTCCGTCTCCAACTCCGGACCGTCCGCGCGTTCCTGAAAGACCGCGACGCATACCGGTACCAGCACGTTATACCCCCTCGGTTAGAGGGGCATGGAAGTCGGATGTAGCTGAAGTGTTTATATCTATATCTGATGATAAAGATATGCAGGTTAAGTCTGGTCTTCAATTTGACACTCGAGATATTGATTCTGTTGTTATCGAAGTATCCGTAAATGAGATGTTTGAATTAAAATCACTCATAGACCCAGTGCTTGAATACCACGGAGTCGACGCCAAAGCAACAGAATATGGAATACAAATTTTTAGGTATTCACAATTAACAGATGAGGCAATCTCGGCACTGTCAAGTGTAATTGAAAATTTCTAGGAAGTAAATGAGTTCATCAAGATTTTCAAGACCGAAACGACCCAATAACGTCAGCCAGACCAAGCCTGTTATGGGTTATGCTAAACCTACAGGACAACCTCAAAAATCATATAAGTATCACTGCATGGTGACTGGAGAAAAACGAATTTCTCCATGCGGCGGATGCTCTAACCCCAAGGGTTGTTTATCCAACTCTATGCAGTACAAGGAGACAGAATAATGGCTGAATCACCAGTTGTAAAACTAAACGCAGACGGCGAGGTCGTTGCGTGTGCCAAAGGCCTTGACGGCGGCGAGTGCGGATACACACCAGGAGCAAAAGTTTGCGGTAAATGCGGTGCTGTTGCATCACAAATGAAGGGCGCTATGCCTGGTGTTGCGGGAAGCATGGGAATGGGTGGCGGAGTACAATTGCCACCGCGCATGGTGACACGCAAGCCGGGAACCCCTCTTAACGCCGCTAGTCCTTCTATGTTGGACGAAGAAGACGACGAAGACATGATGGATGATGAAGACATGATGGATGATGAAGAAGACGACATGGGCGAAGAAGACGACGACATGATGGATTCTGAAGAAGACAAAATGTACGACGAAGACGAAGATGATGACATGTTTGTTCGTCGCGCTGCTCCTAAAAAGAAGCGTAGCGTTGTCGCCATGGAAGACGCAGAAATGGAAATGGAAGACGAGGACGAAGACGAAGACTACGCAACCGCTGGAATGGTTCGCGCAAAAATGAAGCGCAAGCGTATGGCTACGCTCGGCTTTAAGTCTTCCGAATTTGACAAAGATGCATACATCTGTTCTTTTGACAGAAAGGTATACCCTGGCGGTACATCTGTTTGCGATAGCTGCCCAGGTGGTTGCGTTTCCGAAAAGGGAATGCCTTCACTGATTGAGGTTGAAGGAATTGCGGAAGACATGTTCAGAGGAAAAGTTCTTGACTCTGGATACAGCGATGAAGCAGACCTTTTTGTTGTTGACGTTGAGCGCAAGGATGGAAAGCCTGTTGAAATCTTCTTTGATGGTTCAAGCGGTGAAGTCATGGGCTGGCACCTTCTTAACAATGAAGTGATGCAAGTCAAGTCGGCACTTGAAAACAAGGTAATGATTAGCTTCGGCGAAGCGGCAGATATTGCTGTAAAGACCGTAGAGGGCGACATTGTTGCTGTCGAGCCAGACGTTTTTGAAGGCTTTGATGTTTACGCAGTAGAAATCGAAGGCATGAACGGAAAGTCTTATGACGTTTTTGTTGCCCTTGATGGCGAGGTTCTCGGATATGACGAGTACACGCAGGAAGAGGCTTCTGAAATTGAATCCGAAGCTGCTGAAATTGCACTTAAGCGTGCTTATAACGGAGACACTCGCGACAACATGGCAAAGAAAGGAACAGCCCTTTCAGATGGCTCTTTCCCAATTGCTGATGATTCGGACCTTCGCAATGCAATTCAAGCATACGGCAGAGCAAAAGACAAACCAGCAGCAAAAGCACACATCATGAAGCGCGCAATTGCTCTTGGCAAGGAAGACTTGATTCCAGTCAGCTGGGTTTCTAAGGCAGACATCGACAAGGCAAAGGCTGGAGAAAAGTCAGCAGAGGGCAACTTCTTGTCAACGCTGTTGGAATTTGAAATGCTTGCAGCAGAAGACAACACTGAAGAAAGCGGTAATTAACATGAAAAAACTTACAGCAGAAGAAAGAGCAGCTAAAAGAGCAATCTTGCAGCAGGAAACTGAAGCTATTATTAAAGCTAGCAAAGATAAGCCAAAAAGCAAAAAGTCGACACCCGTCGATGAAGCAAAAACGGAAGATAAGAACGATGATGTTAAACCTGTCGAAGAGTCAAACGCTATTGAATCTTCTGACGTCGTTCTCGTTGATGTTGCAGAGCACGAATCAGCAGCTGAGTAAGAAATCACTGGGAGAATCCAGTGAGCAATGATAATAGTTTTGCCGACAAGGCTATAAATAAATTTGCATCTAACAAAGATGCTTCACTATCTATTTCTTTTCCTTCTATAAAAGCAGACGATTCCAAATCTAAAGAAGAGCCTGCTGACAAAAAAACAACAGCGGAAAAAGAATCTAAAGCCGAGTCTGCATATGAAGACTATTTGGAAAACTGGCAACAGGGCGACCGCATACCTCTTATCCCTCCTGGGAAAGAATTTATTCTTTGCAGGGTAAACCTAAATCCTTTAAGCGCTGAAAAAGAAGCCGGGTATTATGACACGCCTGAGCTAACAAGAAAACCATACAAAAAATCTTCTCCAGAAGAGCAGCTAATTGAATTTAAGAATCTTGGACCAAAGCTAAGCGAAAGCCTGACTTCTATACTTGGGCGAGTTGCTAAATCACGTGGACTATGGATTGACGACAAAAATAAACTGCGTTGCCCTCCTGGTTCACCTGCAGCAAACCAGTTCACTGACATAACTGGTAGTAACTGCTTTATACCGTCTCCTCAAACCGCTGCCGGCTCTGCTCGCAGAGCGGTTAGAAGAGCAGTAAATGGAGCCGATGTGCTTTCATCTCCTCTTGGTGGAAGAACTGATACATCATCTGCGGGAACAGCACAAAGAGTGCAGGCATATACGACAGACGATTTTGCCATGGTCAACGCTGCAATGGGTGTTGGTGGAAGAATCGGAATGCCGGGAAGACTCAAGGGTCCGGTCTGGAGCAGGGAAGCAGCAGTCCGAGGAGCTAGAGAAGGAAAAGAATCTTGGCAGCTTGGCGCAAGAGAGCAGCGAGAACGCGGAAAAATAGCAACAACCCAAGCGGATGTTCTTCATAGAAGATTTATGGGCCAAGGCGCTCCTGCTGGGCTTACACGAGCTGCGCGCAGAACAGTCAGGGCGATGGATAGACAAATTGCGTCTCCGTCTAATTATTTACTTCCAAGCGGAAATCCTGTAGGAGACATTCTCAATAAGGGAAACTTTACGAGAGCCATGCAGGAAATACTTCCAAACGTCGACCCCAACGAGATTGAAAAAGCTTTTAATGAGTCAATTCCAGCAGGATTAACGCTAAAAGAAAGAATGGAAGCACAGCTTGCTATGCGCACATTTTTTGAAGCAATGATTTTTGAGGCAATTCAAAACCCAAAACATTTTAGGTGGGTGACACAATTTAATACAGGGCCAATAAAAGGGGACCCAAGTTGCGCATTTGAGATAAAACTTGCTGAATTCGCCCCAAGCCCACTCAGCGGAGGTCGTCGCGCTGGTGTAGCTGTAACAAACCTTGCTCGAGCAGGAAGGGTTGGAGAAACTGGCGGAATGCATGTAGAAATGAACTTTAATCCCCTCGCTGCCTACCTGTATACAAGAGGTGCGGGCAGAACAAAGTTTTCAGACGGAAGCGGTGAATTTGATTCAATAGAGGGGAAAGCGTTGTACCTAGGAGTGCATGAGTCCGGCCATATGGTTGACTTTGGAGAAAAACTTAAAGCACTAGGACTTGACCCAGATACTTTATCAAGGTTTGGGAGAACGACAACACTCGTCACAACTCCCAGTGGACCAGCAAGACAACCAAATTTTTACTCCAAAGGGTGGGATATTGACTGGTCGATGGTAACCAATCCATCCGGAAATGCCAGCGTTCAAGACATGATGGATGCTGCCGCAGCGTTGCAAACAAATAGTTATACAGGTGGACGCTGGGGTGGACGAAGAA